TTTTTAACAAAGGAGATTCAATTTTTAACAAAAATCAATAATTTTTCTTGGCTGGTCACCGAAATTAAATCGGATATTATCTATTTATCTAAGTAACCTTCCTCTACAAGGTATTTACGTGTCAATGGAGTTGGTTCATAAACTTTCCACATCTCACCCAAGGCACATGCTTGTAGTGCTTTCATAGTCATTCCTTCAGTATGACCTGCCCACATTGCTTCTCTTTCCCAAGGAAGAGATACTTTATCATAAGTTTTTTCTGCAATTTCTGACCAATATTTTGGCACATCTTCTGGATCTTTAATAATAGCAATCAAACTATTATCAATCGTGCCAGCCATACAGTCCTGTGCAACATGCCAACCTTCATGTCTCATTACTGACATCAAAGCACTAGGGCGTTTCATATATGCTTTATTCAGAAAAAAGTTGTTACTTGTAGTATGATATACACCGCGATGCCCAACGGGAAAATACTTTTCTGGAGCTAGAAACACCTTAACTCCGACTTGATCAAGGGCAACAAGCATGTTATTGAATTCGTCTGCAATAACATAAAAATCATCAGTATTGCTATACTCGCTAGAAACATCCAAAAGGCTAAAAACTTGTTTGACTCCATCGGTGCATTCTCGTAATAACATGCAACCCATAGAATCCTCAGTAAAATAACCCTTTGTTATTTTAGAGTCATCTGCTTTAGAAATATCAGATGAGATTAGTGCTCCAGTTCCAAAAACTAGAAATCCTGCAAGTCCAAATAAAATTTTTTTCATAAGAGAACCATTTTTTTAGTGTAATCGTATGCGTATTGTTCACGATAACCTTTAATTCCCCATCCTAACCAATAGTAAGAAGGAACCATGTATTGAGACACTGTACGTCCAGATCCTTCAAACTCTGGAAGATAACGTTGAAAAATATTCTCATTAATCATATATCTAGTTTGGCATTCAAGAGTACTTGGGTCACAGTTATATTTAACAGAAAAATAACCAAGTCCTTTATAACGTCCGGGAGATGTCCACTGAATTAAACCATATCCCCCACTATAACATTTATTATACGGTACGCGAGCACCACCTTCGCAAATGTTAGGAATAAAATTACTTTCGGATTTAATATTTCCAAGAATTGTTGCTAATGCATTACGATCAGTAATTTTTGTATGTTCTTGAAGTTGAGCAAGAACATATTTTTCTGCATCATTTCCATTTGTAAGTTTCCATGTTGGTTTATACTGCTCAACTTTAATAGGAATAGCATTAGGTTGAACTTCAGAAGATGGCAGAAAACCAACAAAAGAAAGAACAAGAAGACTTTTAATCATTAGTTAATTGTGGCAAAGAATAAATTTCACATTCAGTTGCATCAGGATCAAGCCATTCTGCAAACTCACACTGTACAGAATAAGCATCTTCTACAGCATGTACGATGTCCGAATTAGAATCGTTGATGTCATAATTTTGGCATAGGTAGTGAAGTCGATCTACTGCCCAATCATGAGTTATCCGGAGCGTTTCTGTCAAGTCCTTTTCCATAGTCCTTTCGCATGTAGCGCCCCAGAATGTTTGAATTATAGTATGCAGGATCCCCGTTGTCAAGCGACTCATATAAGACATTGTTTAAGAATAGTTGTTTGGTTTCTTCATAATTGCAAAAACCCTTAGTCGTATGCAAACTCAATATAACTCTACTAAAGGTCTCTTTGCCATATTTCTTAATATCTTCTTTCAATTCAGGACAAGAACCATAATATTTTTTCCAATCAGATTCTTGTTTTACTTTTCTTTTCTTTCCAGGAGGTTTTCTAAATGACCAAAAATACTTTCTCCCAATGTACGATCTACCGTTGGACTTATTGGTAATGTGATAAACAAAACCAAAGTAGTCCCCAATAGAGTCACTATCAAAAATTCTCTCATCATACATCCACGGATTATCATAACTCATCAAAACAAATACAACTAAATTTTATTTAGTTTGATATTTTTTGTTTTTATCTTCTTTTATACCTTTAATTCTTTTCCATTCATGATACATAGCAGCAAGCATCCAACTACTAGAAAGATTGTGTGAACCTTGTTCTAATAACTTTACTTGTTCTTTTGTTAATAATTTACCTTTTATATCAATAAATTCAGATTTCCAATTATGTATCATAGCTAGCTATATCTCCTCTTTAACCAGGACAAAGAGATTCTAGAGAAAAATAAGAGGTCTGTCAAGACCCCTTGAAATTATTTTTGATTTATGTTAAACTACTGCTCTATTGATAGTTGAACAATAGTTTGAAGATGATCCTCACTCATCTCAAGCATCACATAATTTGCCTCATCTACTGTTTCTGCATGACCATTTTCAATTAAGTAATCTAAAATTATATCGTAAGCATCTATAGTTTCGTTATGCATTTGAGTTACCTCTTTTTTTTCTGTTATAGTTTTAGCGAGTTCTGGATAACTAGTAATCCATTCCTCTTTAGAAAGAATCTTTCTTATAGTTTCATAGTCCCTACTTCCAGGTTCTATTTCTCTAGCACGTTTTGGATTTCTCATAACCCAATCAAGGAGTTTATCTTCTCTTTTTTGGGACTGAGTATAACTACTGGAACCACCGGAACGAGTAGAAGAATTAGAACCACTAGAACCACTAGAACCACTAGAACCACTAGAACCATTGGAACCACTGGGACGAGTAGAAGAATTAGAACCACTGGAACCATTGGAACCACTGGATTTACCATCATTTAATCCAACATCTTCTCCTTTGCGATAACTACTATTTGGAACTTTATCTGTAACAGTAGTATTTTTTGTAGGAGTAGTATCTTTTGCAGTTTTATTTTTTAAATACTCAGTAGCTCCGTATAATCCTCCAAGTGTTAATGCCCCTAGACCTAACTTCTTAGCTCCCCCTTTGACCTTAGTGCCAAGTCCTGGCGTCGCTGCCTGAGCATTTTTTCTTGCTGCTGCCTCAGATTTTTTAACTGCTCTTGCTGCTTCTCTTTCTGCAGATTTCTGAGCTCTCTGAGTATTTATTCTTTGATCTCTTCTCTTTGCTGTTTCATAAGCTCTCTGAGCAGCAGTTTTAGATGTAGGTTGCGTAATATTAGATCTATTCACTGATACGCCCGCTTCATCACCTGTTGACCTTGGAGAATATTTTGTCTTACCACCGGTCGATCCATATGATCCAGATCTTGCTCCAGAAGGTGTTGGGTTAGGATTAAATTTTGTTACTGGGGGTTTACCTAATCTTTTAGATCTTTGTGCTGCCTGCACCCTTTTGATAGGATTTATAAAGGTACTTGGTTTTCTTGTACGTGTGACTGCTTTAGTTCCTTTAACAAGAAGGTTTGCGATTTTTCCCCACACTCCTTCGATTAAATCTAATTTATAACCTTCAGGAAGAGTTCCTAGTAATAAATTTAATTCCCAATCTTCTAGATGATCTCCCCAATTTTCTGAAAGAGAAATTTCTTCCGTAGGAACAAAATCAAAAATATTATATTCATTAACTTCACTTCCAATAAATTGGATAACGCCATTAGCAGTATGTGCTTTTTCTACTAGATTAGCAACAATATTATAATAAATTGCCATAACTAATTCACAATCTTCTTCTGTAAGATTAATTTGTGACAATTGATTATATCTATCAGAAATCTCATCAAAACTAAGGTGCGACATCTTTATATTTCTAACATATCAAATATTTATATTCTATAAAAAAAGGAGGTCTTCGGACCTCCTTTCTTAGTATCTAATTTTATATCACTCTGCAGTGATTGATTCGATGATATTATTTCTCCACTCTTCAGTCATGTTTGCCATCATTGCAAGTGCTGCTTCTTCGGTCTCGGCATAACCTTCATCGATCAGATGACCCTTGATCAGATCAAACAGATCAACATCTTGATTCTGCTGAATCCTCTTCTCATTCTCTGCTTTTGTTACAGTTCCTCTTCCCTTTCCTGCAGGTTTTAAAACAGCACTAACAGCCTTACCTACAGGATTTGTTTTCATAAACTTAGCACCTTTATCAAGTGCTCCCTTTACTGCTCCTTGCACATCATATTCTTGGAGATCCTCTTCTTCAAGAACATGTTCAAAATTCTCTTCTTGATGCTCACATTCCTTCATCTCATAGATTGAATCATAAAGTTCATACAATTTTTTTGCATCCGATCCTGTAATGCGTGCCATGCTTTCTATTAGTATAATTTCTATATATTCTTATTTAGTATTTACTTATTTTTTATGTCCTTTAATGCGGCAGCATAATTTGCATAGGTCTTCCCAGTAGTATTTGAATAATATTTTCCTTTAGATGCCGCATATGCTTGTGCAGATTTAGCATTAACTGGTTTTGTTGCAGGTGTAGAAGCAGGTCTAGGTGTATTAGTACTTGGTTTTATACCAAGATCAGATTTGTATTTATTTAAATTTTGTTGTGCCTGTTGCTTTTCTTTCGCTACAGCAGCAGCATCTCTTTCTCTTTGACCACCAATACCAGTTGCTCTAGAGAGTCTAGCAAAGAGATTTTGATTACCTCTGATTGCCATATCTCCTCGCGCAAGATATACGGGTTTACCATTTCTATATGCAAGATCTCCAACTTTTCCATTACTAAGAAGTTTTGTCTTTGGTAATTGTACTGTTTTCCCACCAGTAGTAATTGTATTGGTTTTCATATTAACATCCATTCGCCCACCTGTGCCTACAAGTGCAGATCCTTTTGTTGCGCCATATTCTTTATTAGCAGATGCCTGTTTTCTAGCGGCAACAACTTTTTCTCTTTCTCTTTTTATTTCATCATTAGACCTTTGAGTAGGTTGTTGTGGTTCTGATGGAATACCAATTGAGTTAGTAGCTTTGTTATAAGCTTTACTAACTAATTTATTTTTTTCTGTTGGTAAATTCAACATTGCCGCGTCGGCAGAAAGACCAGTAGTTCTTCTTATTGTTCTACCAGCAAATCTTTGTACTTTATTACCTTTGTTTATTAAGTTAGATACAGGAGGAATTTTACTAACACCTTTAGCTGCATATTTTCCGCCAGGTATCATACCAAGTGCTTCAAGTCCTGCACCTTTGTAATCACCTTGACTCAATTTATTTACCGTTTGATAAGCACTATATGCTCCCAATCCCATATTAATTCCCTTTCCTACCATAGGTGCTCCCCTAACTGCAGCATAAGTTGCCCCAAGCATTGCAAGGTCACCTACAGGAGATGCTGTCTTACCACCCTTAACAAAATCATCTAATCCATTATCAAGCAA